AAGAAATCCTGTGGGGTGGTCTGATTCTAGATACTGGCAACGCTATTGCTCTAACGGCGGAAGTACCGTCTGCTGGCGATGTTTGTTCTCGAATCTTGTTTTATGAGGAAAGCTAATCATGGAAGTACGTATTCAAAACAATGATGACGGGACTATTGCTGGCGTAACAAACGCCGGTCAGCTTCGTGCCGTAAGCGAAACTCACTCGCTGCCGTTCCATATCAGCTACACTCAGGCTGGCGTTTATCAGTTTGTCGCTGATGCTACCGTCATCAATGGCACGGCAACGGTCTGGCATATCAAAAATACCGACACGACGAAGCTGTTGGTTATAGCTGAGATAAATGCACAGGTGGTTGATGCCGCTGGTGGCACTGCCATCCCGTCTGCCAATACGTACTTTGAGATTGGCTTCAACCGCACCTATTCCAGCGGCGGCACGGCACTCACTTTAGTAAACCAGAACCGCACTGTTGGTAAGGTTGCGTCTATCGATCTTTATGACAACGCACCGACACTGGCAGGCACGTTTCTTCAGACGCAGAAGTGGTTCCCTTCGGCAGAAGCAGAACGCTACACCTTCGAGGAACGTGATAGCTTGATCTTGGGTCTTAACGACACGCTGGAAATGCGGATTGTTTCGGACCACACCAGCGGCACGGCGTTGTCCCATTGTACGTTAATGCTGATTGACCCGGCTGAACTGTAATGCTCAAGACCGTCGCCGTTGACCCCAAGAGTAGACGCGCACTCCATGTAGAGGAGCAGTGGAACCAGACCAAAGGGGTTACTGGCAACGAAGTTATACCTGTCTACATGACAACGGCGGTCGCTCACGGCACGTTCACGGCGGCACAGGCGACGGGCACTGGGACCACTATTGTTGCAGCACCGAATGACGAAGGTAGCTTGATGCTGACGGACATCTTCCTGTCGTCCAACAAGGTCAACAACGCGGTCATCACGCTGCAATTCAATGACGGCACCACAGCGATCCCGATTGTTACGCCGACAATCACAGATGCACCGGCTAACTTTGCTGCGTCTCTAGGTGGTCGCTGGCAGGGATGGAAGGACGCACGGGTCGAATTGGTTGTAACTGGCGGTACAGGTCACAACATCACCGCATCTGTCGGCTACATCAAGATGCCGACAGGTTTGCCTTATACTGAATGGGATAGTTTGCGATGAGCCTGACAGGAAAACCGACAACGCCATACGACCACTTCAATCGTCGCATTCAAGACATGCTGACGGAGCGTTCGTCGTGGGACGCTCACTACAAAGACCTGATCGCTAACTTCAATCCGCGCAAGGGCAAGTTCTACGAGTCTGACACCAACAAGGGCAACAAGCGCAATCAGCTGAACAACAACACACCGCTGTTCGCACGCAGGACGCTGCGCTCTGGGCTCATGACTGGCATCACCTCGCCAGCTCGCCCTTGGTTCCGGCTGGCCCCGCCGGATTCCGCGATGAATGAGTTCGGCCCGGTCCGGGAGTGGCTGGATCAGGTTGAGCGGATGATGTACCGTGTGTTTAGCTCTTCGAACTTGTACAAGGCTCTGCCCAACATCTACGATGAGCTGGGTGTTATCGGCACTGGTGCGTTGCTTGACGAGGATGACTTTGAGGACGTCTCGAATTTCACCCCGTTTACTGCGGGTGAATACGTCATCGACCAGAATGGCCGACTTCGGGTCGACACCTTCGGTCGTGAATATCAGATGACAGTTTACCAGCTGGTGGAGGAGTTTGGCCTTGACAGTGTATCAACGCACGTCAAGAAGCTCTGGGACACAGGAAGCTACACCGCCTGGATCCGCCTACGACATATTGTCGAACCTGTGGCTGTGCGGGAGTTCGACGAGCCAGAGCTTCGATTAGATGCCCAGTTCCGGTGGCGATCGGTCACTTATGAAGTGGGCGAAGAGGAAATGCGGCGGAAGATCCTCCGCGTTAAGGGTTACCGTGATTTCCCGATCTATGCTCCACGTTGGGATGTGCGAGCTGGCGACATCTATGGCTACTCAGCTGGCATGGACGCTCTTGGTGATGCCCGTGCTCTCCAGGTTCAAGAGCGTGAGAAGGGCAAAGCAATTGCTAAGATGGTATCACCGCCTACGACAGCGCCCACATCTCTGAAGAACACCAACGTCAGCTTGCTGCCCGGCGCGAACAACTTCACCGACGATCCAAACAATGTGTTTCGGCCGATCTATCAGGTTTCTCCGCAAGTTCAGCACTTGATGCAAGACATCCAGGCCACCGAGGAGCGCATCAACCGGGCCTTTTACGTTGACCTGTTCTTGATGATTAGCCAGCAGGACGATGTCCGAACGGCCACAGAGATAGCAGCTCGTCAGGAAGAGAAATTACTTCAGCTTGGTCCTGTACTTGAGAGCCTCCACGACGAGCTGCTAGACCCATTGATCGATCGCACCTTCGCCAAACTCATGCGCCTAAGCGAGCGTGGGTGGCGAGGGGATGGCCCCGAGCTTCTCCCCGAGCCTCCGGAGGAGATTGCAGGGCAGGAGATAAAGGTTGATTACATCTCAGTCCTCGCCCAAGCCCAGCGCATGGTCAGCACCGGCGCGATGGAGCGCTGGGTCGGCTTCACCGGCATGGTGGCGCAAATGAAGCCTGAGGTGCTGGACAAGATTGATGGCGACAATGTCGTCGAGATCATGGCCGAGGACCTTGGTGTCCCAGCCAAGGCTGTTCGCTCGGACGAGGAGGTCGCCCAGCAGCGCGAGGCCCAAGCCCAGCAAGCCCAGGCCCAGCAGAACATGATGGCGATGCAGGGGATGGTGCAAGCAGCCCAAGGCTTGAGCGATGTCGACACCACTGGCGGCAATGCGCTGACTGACATCGTGGGCATAGGAGGTGGCGGTGGCCCGGCCTGATGCTACAAACGATCCCGACTACGAGCATTTTGCAAATGAAAAGACAGCTGCGAAGCGCAAGAAGCAGATCAAGATCCTGGAGCAGCAAGACGCTGAAGACATCCGCACAGTCCTCAGCACAGCTGCCGGTCGGCGCTTTATCTGGCGCATTCTTGATCAGTCCAAGATGCTTGCGCCAGACATGTTTACTGGCAACAGCACTACTTTCCACAACCTCGGCAAGCGTGACCTAGGCTTGTGGCTTTACAACGAGATCATGGGGGCAGACCCGAAAGGCTTCCTCGCGATGATGGAAAATCAACTTAAGGAGCAACAAGATGGCTGAAGAAGCTATTCAAGAGGAAGACATCACCGAATCCTCTGAAGCTGAAAAGCAATCCGGTGATGAGAATTCATCCACCATGCTGACTAATCTGCCTTCCCCCGACGGCGATGATCAGGATGAAGCTGGTGGTGAAGAAACCGCTGATGCCAGCGATGAGGAGGACGCAGACAGCGACTCTGATGATGGCGAAACGGAAGCGGCAGTCAACTACGATGAGCTATCGATCCCTGAGGGCATCGACATCGACGAAGCAGCCTTTGGCAAGTTCAAAGAGATTGCCAAGACGATGAATAATGGCAAAGGGCTCTCGCAAGAAGACGCTCAAAAGATCGTCGATGTGCGAGTTGAGATGGTGAAGTCTCAAGTTGATGAATGGGAGCAGACATTCTCCGAGTGGCGTGGCGAGATCTTTAGCGATAAAGAGCTTGGCGGCGACAACTTTGAGAGGTCGACTGTCCCCAACGTCATGGCAGCTGCAGAACGCTATGGCGACAAGGACATGATCAGGCTCCTGAAGACGAATAAGCTGTACGGTGAAAACCCGTCTCTCATTCGTCTGCTCAACCGTGTCGGGGAAACCCTGCGAGAAGATTCACACACTCGTGGGAAACCAGCGCAAGGTGCGGCTGACTCTCAGGAAGCCAAGCTGAAGCGTATGTACCCTAGCCATTATCAGGACAAGGAGTGATTAAATGGCTGTTCTTGGAGTGACCAATCCGACTTTGTTGGATCTGGCAAAAGCGACCGACCCTGACGGTTCGATCGCTGACGTTGTTGAGATTCTCAACGAAACCAACGAAATCCTCATGGACATGACGTGGATGGAAGGCAACCTGCCGACCGGCCACCGCACCACGATTCGTTCCGGCTTGCCGGCACCGACTTGGCGCAAAATGTACGGTGGGGTGCAACCGGACAAGTCGCAGACCGTCCAAGTCACGGACGCTTGCGGCATGCTGGAAGCCTATGCTGAAGTCGACAAGGCTCTGGCAGACCTGAACGGCAACACTGCCGCTTTCCGCTTGATGGAAGAGCGTGCGTGGATTGAGGCCATGAACCAGGAGGTCTCGGACACGCTGTTCTACGGCGACGAGTCGACGTCTCCGGAAGAGTTCACCGGCCTTAGCCCTCGCTTCAACGATCTTTCGGCCAACAACGGCGAGAACATCATCGCCGGTGGCGGTTCCGGTGCGGACAATGCCTCGATCTGGTTGATCGTTTGGGGTCCGAACACCTGTCAC